GCCCCCTGAAGGGGCATGTAGTGACCACACAAATGTGTATGGGAGCCTAGACACTTATGGACGTGACTTATCACAATTTCGGCAGTACCTTTACAAGGTACAAGCCGAACGGTTCGGTGTATAACACCTTCTCTTGGACCTTCTACTCAAAGGGTAAAACCTTCTCTGAGGAGACCAAAGAATCCGTTGATACAGGGAAATTTATCCCAGGTATCTTCCGTGTAAATCCGTACAGTGTGTCTAGGTGTGCTCTAACAAGCACAGATCAACCTGAAACAGTTGAATTTGCTCTTGGTGACGGTGGTGCTACATCACCTTATACTGAGAAACATGTTCTAACTGGGCCTTTAGCTGCCGATGTTTTGCTCATTGATGAGCTCATAGATCAAGCTGATATAACAAAGCTTGATTTCGGCAACGCGCCAGAATATACGCTACAAAAGGCGTATGCTAAGGTTGGTCAATCTGATTTATCTCTTGGTGTTGAGCTCGGTGAGCTCAAGGAAACCGTAGAGATGATAAAGAGCCCTCTGAAAAGTTTGCGAGATTTCTTTATCGCAGATCGTGGGAGAAATATGGACATTTTACGTAGATTACTACGTAAAGACCCACAGTTCAGAAGAGACGATAAACGTTTAGGACTTGCAGCCGGTAGTACCGCTGCGAACACTTGGCTTGAATTCCGTTATGGGTTCAGACCACTTGTAAGTTCTATTACGGAGATCGCTCAGTACATGGAGAAAAAACGTGATAAATTGTTCCAGCCGAACAGAATTCGTACGGCAAAGGCTACTCGTGAGTGGAAGGTAACTTCCACAGATCGAAAGCCCGGACAATCTATGATCGTTGGTTCTTTAGCGCATCGGATACAACAGGATGATGACTTCCGAGTCATCAGTAATGTGTATTACAAGATGCACCTCGAACAGTCTTTGTCAGGTGAGCTTGGCTTGTCGCCTGCTTATTTCCCCGAAGTAATGTGGGATTTAACAAAGCTGTCGTTTGTTGTAGGTTGGTTGTTTTCTATCGGCCCGTGGCTCGGATCGTTCCGAGTTAAACCCGCGATAAGTATCTTGGGTAGCACGACAAGCCGTAAATTGGTCAGATCTATTAAGATCCAGCCTGAATATCAGATTAGTACTTCTGGTCTTTGGACTCCAATTGGAAATGGTGAATTATCGTTAGATGCTTACAATAGGTCTGTAAACGATGAGCTGCCAGCAACCCCCCTCTTTCTGGGTACGCAGAGACTCGATATTTTGAAATCTATCGATCTCAGTACTCTTCTTGTGCAACCTTTATTGCGCGCACTTAAAAAGAAGTAAGGAGTTATAATGGCAATTACAAATTGTACATTAAAGCAGGATGCAACTGGCTTAACACCAGTAGCAGGCACCGATCTCGCCTTCGTAGTCGATGGAGTTGAGGTTAACGGTGGAGTTCATGTTCATGCGCCTAGTGTGGTCGACTTTCGAGTCCGACCCAACATTACGTTCAAGAACAGAAATCCATCCCTTTTAGCGGATGGGACTTACACCAAGGGCAAACGTTCTATGTCCTTAGTAATCCCAATGGAGAAGCTCGATGGAAAGATATGTTTCAATCTTATTCGTATCGAGCTTGAAGCTCATCCTGAGCTGGTTCAGGCAGATGTTGATAACCTGGCCTTCTTGGGTGGGCAACTCCTCGGTGATTCGGAAATCCTTGATTTTATCAGGACTGGTTCTCTCGGCTAACATCGTTCTTCTACTTATTGAGTATTGGAACAGAGGTTAGTTAGAGATAGCCCGAATTACACGCTTAATTTAAACTTATTGGAGACCTCCATGAGTAAAGGGAAAAAGAAAATCGTTGTGAAACCTCACAACACCGACGATTTAGCTAGGAACATATGGCTAAATCTGGCGAGGGATTTCCGAGCGATACATGGTCATGAGTTCTGTAGGACTGCTGAGCAACACCTGTTAAAAGGTGCAGCTGAATACAGAGACTACAAGTACCCAACAGCTTTCGGAACGTCGACGCATTTCTTCCGCGCGAACATTCAGTTAGAATCACTGTTGAAAAAGTATCGTTTTGAGTCTGATAAGTTCACAGATGCCCAACTTGAGAGAAGGACGATGTCCAGTTACATGGATTTTCAACCAAGTATCTCAACACCCCTGAATATTACCCCTAGTACTTATAGGGTGCTTCAGGAGGCTAGAAAAATAGCCAAGGGTATCTTAGGATCATTCGATCCTGAACTTATGTTATTAGGCTCAAAATTCGGTAAGAAGAGTTCCATCGGATGCCCATTAAGCCTTGCATATATTGACGAGAAATTGTCAAATATAAAGGCATTTACAGGTTCTTCAAGATGTTCTAAATGGTTTTTCGAAAAAGTGCTTCCAGAAGATGGAATACTTCGTCGAATCATCGACCGGCTGCCCGGTAAAGGGCGTGATGGTGATTTAGAACACGAATCCCTAACACTGATCAACGTACCAAAAACCTGGAAGATCCTCAGAACTATCACACCGCTTACGCTAATAGGTTTGTTTTATTCCTATGGTATAGGCGCGCTTGTGACTGAGGCTCTCAAGTCTGTTGGCATAGATATTCGGCGACAGCAAGACCGTCACCGAAAATGGATCCGTAAGTTTTCACTTACACGGAGCCATGCTACTGCTGACTTGTCGCGCGCGTCTGACTCCATTACTTTGGAGCTTTTGATGCGTATTTTACCCAGAGCTTGGTGGGTAGCACTAAAACCTTGCTTAACTTCTGACATTGAGTTTGAAACCTCAAGAGGTAGGAAGATTAAAGCAAAAACTGGTTCAGTGCTGCCTATGGGCAATGGGGCGACATTCCCGGTTGAAACCTTGATATTTTATTGTATCATCAAGGCGATTGGTAATCTCTCTGGAATCAAAGGTCGATACTCCGTTTACGGAGACGACTTAATTTACCCTGCTGGGATTCATCCCATAGTGGTAAAGATTTTTCCGAATTTACATTTCACCTTAAACAGTGAGAAAACATTTGTAAATTCAGATTTCAGAGAATCCTGCGGAGCAGATTACTTCCGTGGTGCTGATGTTCGTCCCTTCTTTTTCCGGGGTGAATCAAAGCGTTGTACTAAGACACAATACTTAGCTGTCCTGTATAAGACCTATAATGGTCTTATTAGACGCTGGGATCCACTCGAGATCAGAAGGACGTTACAGTACCTTTTGGTTGAGATTGCGAATCTCGGTGGTCAGATATATAGAGTTCCTACTCTATACCCTGACACTGCAGGCATTAAAGTTGAGTCTCCGGAGTTAATCCCTCTGGACTGCAAGGTATTGAACTGGGCACCGATTTACACCTTTTTTGAAGGTGGACATTGGACCCATTTCTCTTATCTCGCGGAGCGTTCGAAAGATCGCTTCGTCAAATTTATCGAGCCGTACTATTGGCTCGCCCTACAAGGACTGGATGATGCAACCGTACCTGACTTCGGTCAGGGCAGTTACTTAACTGCGTATGGTGCACCACCCGAGCCTGCACTTACGTGGCGTCGCTTTAAAAGGCAACGTACGTATAAGCACAAGGGCAAGATAAAGCAGAAGACCGTCTACAAGTACAAACCGGCGGTTGCCAACAGATCGGCAACTGTAATGATCACTGGTTCGGATTCAGTCTCAGACTGGATCTAGGAAGGCCTCCTGGTCTTTGG